AGGGATTCCATCAACCGAGAGGCTATGCCTACGGTAAATCCATTATACCACTGGGTGTGGCCTCTCACAAGAGAAAGTGAGAAATTTTATGAATACCAAAGAAATTTTGAACCGTTGCAGTGAGATTGAGGTAGACGCCGGGGACGCCCTGCATCTCCTCCGGGCCTTTGAGAGCTGGTTTGACAAGAGTTTCAAGGTGTACGACCTTGACCGCCACTTTGACCCCAACGCCGCCGCCGACCTCTGGGCTGAATGCCCCGACTTCGCCGCCGTCTTTGATTCCGCTATGTGCGTCCTGCTCAAGGCAGACCGCGCACTCGACAAGCTGAGCGAGGGGGGCGAGGAATAATGAGCAACATTCAGATTTTCAGCAACCCTGAGTTTGGAGCCGTCCGCACTCTGGAAGAGAACGGCACTATTTTGTTCTGCGCTACCGACGCGGCCAAGGCTCTCGGCTACGCAACTCCGCGCAAGGCGATTTCTGACCATTGCAAGGGGGTTCTGAAACGGAACGCCCTTACCCCGGGCGGTGAGCAGGAGATGTCTTTCATCCCGGAGTCTGACCTTTACCGCCTGATTTTCAGCAGCAAGCTCCCGAATGCTGAAAAGTTTACCGACTGGGTGACGGGCGAGGTACTGCCGAGCATCCGCAAAAACGGCGGATACATCGCCGGGCAGGAGGAGCTTTCTCCGCAGGAGCTTATGGCGAAAGCTCTGCTGGTGGCAAACAAGACCCTCGCCGACCGGGAGGCTCGTATCTCTGAGCTGACGGTGCAGAATCAAATCATGGCCCCGAAAGCGGAGTATTTCGACGCGCTGGTTGACCGCAACCTGCTGACGAACTTCCGCGAGACGGCCAAAGAGCTGGGCATCCCGCCCAAGGCGTTTGTAGACTGGCTGCTGGCGAAAAAGTACCTCTACCGCGACCAGAAAGGCAAGCTGCTGCCCCGCGAGGACAAAAACAACGGGCTTTTCGAGGTCAAAGAGGCCAAGAATGAAAAGACCCAGTGGAGCGGCGTTCAGACGCTTGTGACGCCCAAGGGCCGCGAGACGTTCCGGCTGCTGTACCTCTAAAATTTAATCTTCCGGGCCGGGCCTCTGCACTTCGCAGGGTTCCGGCCCTTTTTCTGTTTCATCCTCGGGCAAGACCTTGCCGCCGGGCGTCTTGACCTGAACGGTGCCGCCCATCAGCGAGATGATTTTCACGAAATCCCGGTACTTGTAAACGTCCTTATATAAGGCGTTGCTGACGCTCTGCGGGTTGATACCCAGCAGCTCCGAAAGCTGCTTGACCGAGGTTCCCGTCTCTTCCATAACCTGCCGGATGAGTTTGGATGCCGACATATACAACCTCCTCTCTTGTCTTTATTATACCATGAGCCGAAACGCAATGCAAGCACAATATACTCCAAATCGAGTATAAAATTTATGAAATATACTCTAAAATGAGTATAAAGGGCTGGACATTATACTCTAAACAGAGTATAATAATAGTGTCAGAGGGAAAGAGAAAACAACAACCAAAACGGAGGAAAACAACAATGAAAAAGTTTGAAATCGGCCACATCTACTTCGCCCGCTACTCTTGCAACTACGATACCCTGAGCATCATCAAGGTCGTCAAGCGTACTGCGAAGACGGTCGTTTTCGAGCGGGACGGCGAGACCCGCCGCGCCCTCCTCCGCGAGGACAGCAACGGGGAGTTTATCATCCCCGACCACTATAGCATGGCCTGCGTCTACCGCGCAGAGCATGAGATGGTGGACGGCGTTCCCAACGACGAGCTGGACGTCTACGCCCCCGCTGAGGCCGAGGAAGCCCGGGAGAGCCGCGAAAACGCCCCCGTAGAGGCTGAGAAGCCCGAGGCAGGCAAGGTTATTTACTTCCCGGCTCAGGGCCGCAAACAGCCCGAGGCCACGGGCTACGCCGTGGCGGATGCTCTTATCCGCTACACTACCAAGCAGATGGCAGGCGTTTTGTTCGGGGGCTGCGACCTCCGGGCGAAAGAGCTGGACTTTCTGGCAGCTCTTACCGAGAGGGCGGGCGGCGTCGTCAGGTGACGGCCCCGGGCCGGATACCCGGCGGCTCTATTGATACCCCACCGCGCAGGTGGTACAATATATAAAAAGCCCCTCAAGGGGCGGGAGGAAACACGATGAAATACGAAAACATGACCGTTGAGCAGTTTGTGGAAGCCACAAACACCGTACGCGTCGGCGACAAGGTGGGGTGCAGCTCCGTCCGTAAGTCCGACGCCCCGGCATACTCCGCCTATGTCAAGGCCCACAAGCCGGAGATTATGGCGTTCCTGCTGGGCCGTGAGAAAGCCGCCGAGGAGCGGCAGGCAAAAATCGAAGCCATCGAGGGCCTGAAAGAGATTGAGGCGGCAGAGGAAGCCGTCTTGACCTACCGCGAAGCCTTTGCAAAGGCGATGGAGCGCGGGGACGGGATTCTCCCGGGCAAGCCCGACATCGACCTTGAGGCTCTTTATACCAAGTATCCCCGGGCTGCGGCCTACCGCACCGCCGAGGCAAATTCCCGGGCGGCTCACGACGTCAAGGCTACGGCCTACGCAAAAGCCCTTGAGCGTATCATCAACGGCGAGGACTACGCAAAGGCCCTTGCAGACGCGGACGCCGAGTGGAAAGCCCACTGCGACGCCCATATCTGGGATTGATTCAGAGCAAAAAATAAACCGTGGTCGGCGTCCTGATTCTGGGGCGTCGGCCCTTTTTCTTTGGGCCGAAACAAAGGGCTTTGTGTGGCCTAAAATAAAAAAGTAGGCCAAAATGTAGGCCAGATGGCAAACAGAAAGCGTAGTATCTTGCGATACTACGCTTAAAATAGGTGGAGCGGGCAATGGGAATCGAACAACGGAGATTCTACGGCAACACGCAAAGAACGGCGTAGATTAAACGAAAGTAAATTGTTTTTATCCAAAGAGCTTTATAATTTTACAAATCATTTTGCACCATCTAAAAGAATATTGTAGGCCAAAAAGTAGGCCAAAAAGCGGCCAGTCGGGACGTCCTACCCGTGGGCCTTTTTGAGTGCCGCCGTCGTCGCCTCCGCCAGCTCTTCGCGCTGGCCCTGCAGCTCGTGGCGGTAGACGCCGAACGTGTCCATGTTCCGGGAGTGACCGACCAGCATCTTGAGTTGGCCGTCCGTAAGCTCCCCGGCCTCGACGCTGACAAAGGTATGCCGCAACTCGTAGAGGGTGATGCGGGGCGTGATGCCGTTGCCGTCTTGATACTTCTCCCACCGCCGCTTGAGAGACCGTTGGCAAGGAATCTGGAACAGGGGCGTGTTGTAGTTGAGCTGGACGCCCGAGTCCTTGAGGAGCTGCACCTGAGCCTCGTATGCTTCCCGGGCCTGCTGGCACATATCAAAGCTGCGGATGCTGTTTTCATTTTTGCCCGTCGTCGTCTCGTCCTCGACGTTGACGCTGCGCCGGAGGTTGACGGTGTTGCCCTTTATATCTCCGTACCAGAGGCCGACAAGCTCACCCGGGCGCAGACCCGTGGAGACGGCGAAGCGGTAGGCATAAATATAATCATCAAAGATGTGCTTTGCGTACCATCTCCGGGTATCCACCGAAAAGAGGGTGCGGAGAGCCTGCGGCTGCAGAATCTCCCTCTTGCCGACTCGGGCGTTTTTCGGGACGTCGAGGTCTGGGTTCAGGGTAGTGTACTTATTCCGGCGGCACCATTTTACAAAAGCCTTTTCGGTAGAGCGGATAGTCGAGAGCGTCTTTTTGCTCAACGGCGTATCGCCCGTGCGCTTTGCGCCCTTTTTGAGGCAACGCTTTTTATACGACATATCAATGCACTTTTGTAAATCGCCCTCTGTCAACTCGTCTATGCGGAGGTTTTCGATAACGGGCAGGATATAATAATCCCCGTATTTCGCGCACTGCTTGACGTAGGACGTGCCGCAGGTCAGCTTCAGCTCTTCGACCCACTCCCGGTAGAGGGGGCCGACCTTTTTCCTGCCGTCCCGGATACTGTCGTCAAGCCAAGCGTCCGCCTTTGCGTTCGCTTCCCGCTGCCCGGTACGGCCCGGAGTGCTGCTGTAAAAATATTTTCGCTGCCCGTTCTTTCGGACGATAATGCGCCAGCGTTTTTCATTCTCTCGCCACTCTGCTGTATTGGTTCGTCTCCTCAATTTAAGCGACCCCCCTTCATCTCTTTATAAAAGTAATATGCCCGGCGGACGTACTCCTCCGTGGTGTCCAGCTCCTCGGCTATCTCCCAAGCGTCAAGCCCGGCCTTGAGCATGGCCATCAGCTTATCCTCCGGGATTGCGTGGAGTATATACCAGCGGTCGGCGCGGGCCTCGTGCTGCTCCCGGACGTCAAAGGGCGTGCGCCGGGTATAAAATCCCCCGTAGAGGCAGTGGCCCAGCTCATGGCCCAGCCGGGCGGCTTCTTCCCCTCGGGTAAACCGCCGGGTGCTATCCATGCCGATATAGCACCGCCCGTTTATCTCTACGCTCACGCTTTCCGCCTCCGGGAGTGGGAAGTCTAAGACCTCGATTTCATTTTTTCCGGCGATTTCGTACAGCTCACTCGTTCTGTCCATTTTTTCTCCGCTCCATTGCGTACTGGGCGAATGTTTTTACCTCACTGAACAGTGAGTCGGAAATATCTCTCCGCCCAAAGAGTGCAAATTTTATATCTTCATCCGTCACCTCGCGGCAAGTAGCTGCGGGGGCTTTTTCTTTTTCCGGGGAGTCCGTCTCTCCATATAAGTATGCGCTAGTCGTTCCGAGCTGCTGGGCGCAGAGGAGAACGAAATCCCGGGGAGGTTCCTTGCCGCGCTTCTCGAACATTCGAATGTAGTTGTCCGCGTGTCCAGATAGTTGGCAGAGTGCCTTTCTCGTCATTCCGTTACTTTTCAGCAAAGAATCGAGTCGGTCAAACATAAAAGTGCTCATAACAAACCTCCATAATTCACTACCAGCTAAAAATATTTTTGGAAATTAGCAAATAGCTATTTACAAATTAGCAAAAAGCTAGTATAATAAAAATGCAAAGAAAATTAGATGCTAGCTAAATAATAACATTAAAGTGCTAGAAAATCAATCGGAAAGGAACAAAAAATGGCAGAGAAGTTTTACATCGTGCAGGGCGGCTTTCAGCCCGCAGGAGCCGCCGACGTTACGGGCTGGCGGAACCATCTCTTTTGCCGGGGGCGCGGGGCCAAAGACCGAGCCATCGCGGAGTGCGAGAAAGAGACCGCGCGGAACGGCGATTATTATTGTAGGTTTCGGGTGGTCAGCACGACGGATTGCAGCCGCAAGGACGCATATACCTACGTTGCCGGATTCGAGAGCAGCGCGAAGACGTTTTGATTTTGAGGAGGTCAAAAGATATGTTCGACATCAACAATGATTCTAAGCTGCGGGCGGCCTATATTTTTATCCTCGCTATGGATACCTCTCCGAAAGGGAGCGCGGGCAAACCGGATGCTTTGATGGTAAACGTCAAGCGCGAAATCCGGGCCTATACCCACCGCCCGGCGGAGGATGCCCGTATTGTGCAAGAGGACGGTATCAACGGTTATATTGAGCTGGTACAGCTCCCGGACGCTCTGGAT